TCTCATCATTGATGGAAAGGTTGATGTCATCCCGACTTCCACGATTCCATTCAATGTCAATGTTACTTATCAAAATGGTCAGTCAACGCCCAATCCCTAATGGATTATAAATACTATTATGTTCACATATAACGCAGAATTAGTAAAAGTAGTTGACGGAGACACGGTTGACCTCAAAGTAGACCTAGGCTTCAGTGTCTTCGTTGAGATGAGAATACGATTGTATGATGTTGACACCCCAGAAATCCGAACCAAGAATTTGAAGGAGAAGGAACTGGGGATGTTGGCGAAAAATTTTGTCATAGAAAGTTTCGCAAGAAACGAGTACAAGTGCGTCGTAAAGACCATCAAGGATTCTACCGATAAATATGGTAGATATTTGGGAATCATATATTTCGGCGAGGAAAACCTCAATGAAACTCTAAAAGAGAAACATTCCAAGTAAGGGACTGAAATCATTTAAAGAATTCACAGAGGAAGAGAACCTTCCGCAAACTAAGGAGTAAGAAATGGCAGAAGAAACTACAACCACAGAAGTGACACCCACACCCGAAGTTCCCGCAGTCAAGCCTGGTTATAAGACCACCGAGTTTTGGCTTTCAGTCGCGGCATGTGCTTTGGGCGCGTTCCTCGCATCAGGTTCACTTCCAGAAGAGAACTGGGCAATGCAGGTCGCAGGCGTAGTTCTCTCGGGTCTCACCGCATTGGGATACACTATTTCCCGTTTCATGGTGAAGAGCTCGGCGTCGTAATAAAAAGTCAAAGATGTGGAGAAAGGAGAGGACTAGTCCTCTCCTTTTTTTCATAAATACTAGGCATGAAAGCAGACCTAGTAACTAAGATATCTGGGATAGATTACTCCATGACATGTCCTTGCGTATGTGTCTACGACGGAGTGCTTTCAAAATTCAACGCAAAGGATTGTAAATGGTATTTCCTTTCCTCCATGAAATCCCTCGGAGATAATATGTTCTATGAGGGAAGAATCTACAGCGAAATGTTCAAGGAATGGAGAAACCCCATTCAAAGATACAAGAACATATCATCTTGGGCATTGGATAAGGTCAAAGGAAGTTCCTTGGTGATGATAGAAGATTACAGCATGGGTTCTAGGGGACGAGTGTTCCACATCGCAGAAAATTGTGGAATATTGAAACACGACCTTTATGTTTCAGAAATACCCTATGACACGGTTCCACCAACCACACTGAAGAAGTTCGCGAGTGGTAAAGGAAACGCATCTAAGGATGATATGTATCAAAGTTTTGTGTCTGAGACAGGCATTGAAATCAAGAATCACATCAATCCAAAATTAAAGGAGTCCGACAATCCTGTTTCGGATGTCGTTGACTCCTTTTATCTCGCAAAATACTGCGCTATTGGATATCAATCACTTTGATTTGGGTTTTGGTTCGTGATGGACATCATCCTCCAAGTCCCAAGAATGTGAAATCTTAGAATCTGTTTTTTCTTCCGTTGCTTCTGAATTTCTCTCGTTGTTCATAGTAGAAGTCCTCTTCTTCGTACTCGCCCGTGCTATATGAGTTCAAAATCTCACTGTGAGATTTTCTCTTCTTGTGGTTGTCTTCTTTGATTCGCTCTTCTTTCTCTTGCCGTTCTTTATTTGTCTTTGACATATCAATCTTCTTTCATTTCCGGAAACACTTCCAAGACAAATTTCTTGGTTATCTTGGAGTATGGGTTTTTCCTTTGCAGCAGATTACACACTAGAACTGCCTCTTCTTGATTCAACATCTCAAGAATCTGTACAAGAAGTTGGTCTTTTCTTTGAATCGTGCAGTTGGTGTAACTAGCTTCAAAGATGTAGAATCTCTTCAGTTCCTGTTCCAAGATTGAAATTGGTGCTTCTCTCATGGAATCGTCGGGAGTGAACTTCGGACAATCATTCCTGTAGAACTTCACGTTCTTGTCCAGTAGATACTTCAACAACAACTTCACCACAGGTTTTGCGTTGTTGTACAAAAATCTCTTCGCTGTAACCTTGTCCTTCTGTTCAAGAAGTTCATTGGTGCGACCCAATATCTCGGTTAACATAAATGTTGCCATCATCACTTTCCTTTCAAAATACACTCAGAATCATAGTGTATTTATTCAACCTTCCGTTGGGGACGGAGGATTTTGTTCGCAGTTCTTCCATCAACTTCTTCACCTTGGTGATAGGAAGTTTCTTGGAAAACGAGGTCTTGATGGTGTCTACCTTGCGAACCTTCTTTTTGGTTGAGGACGCTGGGTCAAAATTCAGAATGGTGGTTCCCCGAATCGTCAACTCTTGACCTGGGAATGAACTGATGAATTGAAGTTCCTTGGTCTTCGTGTTGTAAAGAACAACAGAAGAAGACCCAACGATGGAAGACGCAGGCATGGACTTGAGATTCAGTTCCGAAAACGACTCTTGAATCTGTGCTTTCTTCGCGACATCCTCGGCAGAACGAACTCTCTTCTTTCGTGGTTTGCGAACCCGACTCATATTCGCAATCTTGAGGTCGCACTCCACGATGAGTGACTTCAACCAAGAAAGATACTTCTTCAATTGTGGTTTCTTGAAAATGGAATACGCCTCCTTGAGGTCGGAGTCCTTTGAGGAAGATTCAATTTCCTTCACAATTCCACCAAGTTCTTCCTTGATGTATTTGCAGTGAACACCCTTGGTTTCTTCTCTCTTGAGAATGTTCAGTGCTTCATCTCCCGTATCCTTGAAACCGGATGAAATCATTCGGTCTTCAACATTCAGAATTTCCGCGAGAATTCCACTAGCTTTGTTGCGAATATTCTCTTGGATATTAGGCACGTTGACCTGAGAATCATCGGAGGGAGTTGAACTTTTCTTTGTGATGAGGTGGACGATGTATTTCTTGAGTTTGATTTCCTTTTCCTTTGGCACGGGAGCACCAAGGTTTAGCAGTCTCGCATACACACCCATGTCCAACCCCATGTCGTCGTCTCCGGTGTCGCCATATCCAACGTCAAACCGTTTGGCGTCAACCGACTGGAGGTTCTTGATGACATCCTCCTTCATCTTCTTTTTCTTTGCATACTCAAGAACCCACTTCTTCTTTTGCTGGTCACTAGCCATGTAGTTGTACCAGTTCAAAGCAAAGAAATATTTGCTTTTCGCCTGCTCATCCGTGAGTCCTTCCCATGTGGGTTCCTGTCCCCAATGGTATCCTTCAACACTTTTCTTGTCTTTTTTCTTTGCCATGTGTTCTAAATATCCTCCGAAGAAGTATGTATACGAAAAACGTGTTGGGTTCGGGATTTTTTTTATCAAGTCACTTGACTTGTCCGATGAACATAGTATACTTCAGTCATATCGGTTTTCAAGTGTCCGCAAAAAATTATTTTGGAGAAACCTATGAATTGTGAAAACCTGTCGTGTGAGGATATTCAAAACCTCGGTTCCGTCGTCACTATCATTCCGAAAAACAACAAGTTCGCCACGTTGGTGAACGTCGTGAATGATACCACATGGGGACCACAGATTCAAGTCATGGAGACTTGGAATCCCACCGAAGATACGAATGCCGTCTTCAGTGAGATTTCGTGGTATAAGGCTAGGGATATCGGGTATCTCACCTGATGGAAGGTAAACATGGTGCTGGAAAGGGGGACTCATATCGCAAACTTGACTATGACAAGTGGTCAAAGGGTTGGGATATGATATTCGGAAAAAAGAAGAAAAAGTCCCCCTCACCAAAGAAAGGAAAAAATGGACAAAAGAAGTAAGACCATTTATGTCGCTGGTCCGATGCGTGGTTACGACAATTGGAACTACGATGCTTTCAATAAGCATTCCGAAGCTCTCAGGAGTAAGGGGTGGACCGTAGTCAATCCCGCAGAATTGGATTCCAACTACGCAAAGGAAGAGAAGATTGGCCCATGGCCAACCGATGGAGTTTTGGAGAGTGATCCCCACAGTTTCAACCCAAGTGTCAACTATCACCATCAAGAATTTCTCCGAGAAGTTCTTCTTCGTGATTTGACATACATCGCGAGGGAATGTGGTGCGATCTACATGTTGGAGGGATGGGAGAATAGTAAGGGAGCCAAGGCAGAATGGGCATTGGCAAAGGCTCTGAGCCTTGAAATTTTCTATCAAATTCCACTACCAAAAAACGAGAACGATGCGAGTTGAAACCCATGTGATTCCCGACGAGTTCACTGAAAAGGTTTCCGCAGCTTTTGATTACAAGTTTGACGGGAAATCCTTCTTTGAACTTCCTTCCTTTGTGAAACCAAAGGAAGGTTTTCATTTGGGTGCTATCGTGGGATCTAGTGGGAGTGGGAAATCCCAAATACTCAAACATCATTTTG